TCTGTGAAGAGGTCTACGAGAAGTGGATTGAAATGGCGGTTTTGGCCGGCGTTCTGGATCTGCCAAATTACGACAGCAACCCTGAGCGTTATGAAGAAGCCAAGTGGATTGCACCCGCTGCTCAGTTCGTTGACCCGCAGAAAGAAGCTGCTGCTTACAAGGAACTGATCCGCTCAGGCATCATGACGCTCTCGCAGGTGATCGCCCTGCATGGTGGTGACTTTGAAGATCAAATGCGTCAACGCCAGCATGAACTTGCTGTTGCTGATGAGTACGGCATTGTCCTTGATACCGACCCGTCGCAGGTTTCTAACAACGGTGTTTCTCAACCTGTTCCTGTTGCTCCAACTGAACATCCGATGGAACATGAGGAAGAACCTGAACTTGAGGACATCGACTGATGGCAAAGGTTGGTGACAAAACAATCGACCTGATGCCAACAGAAGGCATGAAGGCCGAAGCGCGTCGTTATCGCGCATGGAAGAAAGACGGTCGCCCCGGTGGCACTGATGTTGCTGCCACGCGTGCCGGTCAGATTCTTTCGGGTGATGAACTGAGTCCTGAAACTGTCATCACGATGGCCGCATGGTTTGCCCGCCATGAGGTTGACAAGCAAGGCAAAGGCTTCCGCCCTGATGGTGACGACTATCCTTCGCCGGGTCGCGTAGCATGGGCGGCATGGGGCGGTGATTCAGGTCAAACTTGGAGCAACATGAAATCCAAAGCCATCAAAAAAGCACAGGAGCGTGCCATGGAAATCAACGAAGAGATCGTCGATGGACGCCCCTATCCAAATGAGCATGCTGCTCGCCTGACTGACCCTGATCAGTACGACAGCATCCGCCGCGTCAATGATGAATTCGGCGCTGGCATTGATGCTATTTACGGGATCAAGGAAGGCACCTCTGAGCTGCAGGCCATCCGCTTTGATGCTGACCGCTTTACGCCTGCCGAGGCTCGCGAATGGCTGAGCGATCACGACTTTGATCCGATGATGTTTGAAGAAGCCACCGGTGAACGCGAAGAGGAGCGTGCCGCGCCTGACGCCGTCAAAGTTGGTGATTTTGTAGAGTGGGATTCAAGTGGTGGCACTGCACGCGGTAAAGTTACGCGAATTGCCCGCGAAGGTGTAATTGAAGTGCCGGATTCTTCGTTTACGATTAACGCATCTGAAGAAGATCCCGCTGCATTGATTCGCGTGTACCGCAAAAACAGCGAAGACAATTACGAACAAACCGAAACTGTTGTCGGTCATAAGTTCTCTGAACTTCGCAAGATTGCTGCGCTGCGTTTCTTTGAAGGCGAGACGCTGAAGCGTTCACTCGCAACTGAGTTTCGCTCTGAAAGCGAAGATCGCACGCTTGAGTTCCCCTTTGCCAGCGAAGCGCCTGTTGAGCGTTACTACGGCATGGAAGTGTTGAACATGGATGCCAAGTCCATGGATCTCACTCGTCTCAATGATGGTGCGCCTCTGCTGTACCAACACGATGCAGACAAGATCGTCGGCGTTGTGCAGAAGGCTTACATCAAAAACAAGCGTGCCTATGCACGCGTAAAACTCGCGAACAACGAACTAGGTCGCGAGATGCAAGAGTTGATCAAGGATGGAATCATCCGCAATGTCAGCTTCGGCTACAAGATCAACTCGATGGAAGCCGATGAGTCCACATCACCTGTGACTTATCGCGCTACCAGTTTCCAACCGTTTGAAATAAGCCTGGTCACCGTGCCGGCTGATAATTCGGTTGGAATCGGACGTTCTTTCTCCCATAATGAGAACGTCGATACGGCCTCAGCCGTTCACAGTCAACCCAACGGAGTTACAACCGTGGATCAAAACCTCAATGTTGAGGCTATCCGCGCTGAGGCCGCTCAGGCCAAGGCTAAGGAAATGGCCGACATGATTGCTCTTGGTCAACGCACCAAGAACATTGAAATGGCTCAGGAGTTCATTGCTAACTCCCGCAGCCTCGATGAGCTTCGCTCTGCCCTTCTGGAAAAGATGGGTGTTGAAGAGAAGCCCCTGAACCCCAAGGATGCCGAGATCGGCATGTCGGACAAAGAGAAGCGTGACTTCTCCTTCATCCGCGCCATCAACGCTCTGGCTCACCCCAACAGCCAAGAAGCTCAGCGTGCTGCTGCTTTCGAAATGGAAGTCAGCCGTGCTGCTCAGCAGAAGTCTGGCAAGGAAGCCCGTGGCATCCTGATCCCTGCTGATGTGCTGGGTTATGGCCGCCGTGACCTGACCGTGGGTTCTGCCTCCGGTGGTGGTGATCTGGTTGCCACCGAGCTGATGAGCGAGAGCTTCATCGATCTGCTCCGCAAGGCTCTTGTGCTGCAGACCGCTGGCGCGACCGTGATGACCGGCCTGCAAGGCATGGTTGCTCTGCCCCGTCAGTCTGGTGGTGCCACTGTGTACCACGTTGCTGAGTCCGGCTCGATCACCGAAGGTCAACTGACCGTCGACCAGGTGACGATGCAGCCCCGCACGATTGGTGCGCTGACCGATTACTCGCGTCGTCTGCTGCTTCAGTCCAGCATCGACATCGAGAACCTGGTGCGTCGCGATCTGGCTCAACAGATTGCCATCGAAGTTGAGAACCAAGCCATCAACGGTATTGGCGCTGCTTCGTATCCGCTGGGCTTCCTGAACGTCACCGGCATCAACACCGAGTCCGGCTACACCACGTTTGCTGATTACGTGAACGCTGAAGCCGCTCTTAGCACCGACAATGCCCTGTTGGGCAGCCTTGGCTATCTGATGAACTCCGCTCTGCGCGGCACTCTGAAGACCACCGAGAAGTCGGCCACCGGCACCAACGCCAACTTCATCTACGAAGCCGACAACACCATCAACGGTTACCCGGCTTACGTGTCCAACTCCATGCCGAACAACACTGCGGTGTTCGCTAACTTCAGCGACATCCTGATCGGCTTCTGGAGCGGTCTGGACATCATGGTTGATCCTTACACCGGTTCCGCTTCCGGCACCGTGCGTGTGGTGGCCATGCAGGACTATGACGTGGCCATCCGTCACCCTGAGTCCATCTGCAAGCTGTCCTGATGATTACGGAGCGGGTAATGCGCATTCAGATGCTGCGTGACACCATCGTTGACCTCAAGCAGGTGAAAGTTGGTGATTACGTAGAAACCGATAAAAAATCAGCTCTGCTGTTGATCGGTATTCAGAAGGCCATTCCCGCTCCCATCATCGAGGAAGTTGTTGTTACGGCTGACGAGCAGCCGGATCCTGTTCAAAGCAAACCCGCTCCCAAACGGAGAAAGACCAATGATCCACAACCTCGGGTCTAAGACCTACATCGCCAGCCTCCTTCCGGCTGACTCCCGCACCGCTACTGCCACCGGCACCGGTTTCGATCTGCAAGGCTCGAACGATGCTGAAGGCGAAGCCATCGTGGTTCTCGACTGCGAAGCTGGTAGCGGCACCACTCCTACCCTGAACGTCAAGCTTCAGGATTCTGAAGACAACTCTGCTTGGGCAGACATCACCGGCAAGACCTTTACCGAGGTCACTAGTTCTGCTGCTGCCTTCCAGAAGATCAGCATCAACTCCAACGATGTGCGCCGTTATGTGCGTGCTGTCGGTACTCAAGCTGGCACCAACCCTGTGTTCGTGTACGGCGTCTCGCTGGTTTACAGCAAGAAGTACGGCAACTGATCCTGATGGCGTTTCCAGAACTGCCAGATGCGTTCCTTGCTGAATTTGGCGTTACCTGCCAAATCGGTGCTGGTACTGCGTTTCTTGGCATTCTGGATTCGCCTATGGATGTGATCGCGGGCGGTATGGCGTTGTCTCGGGAGTACTTGCTTACGGCAAAGACTTCTGATGTCAGCACTGCCGCTCGCGGCACTTCTATTACGGTTGATTCCGTGTCTTACACCGTGCGCGAGAATCGCCCTGTTGATGACGGTGTTTTTTCAGAACTACTATTGAGCAAAGTCTGACTTTGAGGTCATGAGCAGCGTCTTCAAAGTCAACACCAGAGCGAATTGGGCGGCATTAAATCCTGTGTTGCTTCCAGGTGAAGCCGCCATTGAGACACAGACAAATAATTTCAAGATTGGAGACGGGGTTTCAACTTGGAGTCGGCTTCCGTATTTTTCTGCTCCTGCTTATTGGGGCTCGTTTTGGGACGAGACCTCGCAAACCGCAACTGCCAATACGCCGACATCGATTTACCTGCGTCAACGTGACACTGGTAGTCGCGGCATTCGCGTTGTTTCCGGCACTCAAATCACCTTTGATCACGCTGGCGTTTACAGCATTACGTTCTCAATTCAGTTCAGCAATACGGACAACAGCATTCACGATATCAACGTTTGGTTGCGCAAGAACAACGAAGGCAGCGCTGGTAACGTGCCGGCTAGCGACAGCCGATTCAGCATCATCGCAAGGCATGGCAACGTTGACGGCAACGTGATCGGCTGCGTCAATTTTGTGTTGCCAGTTGTTGCCGGTGATTACTTGGAGTTGATCTGGGCAACATCAAACGTTGCTGCCTACATTCACGCTGAGGCCGCAGCCAGTAGCCCCTTTGCTCATCCAAGCATTCCGGGCATCATCTGCACTGTTGTTCAAGTCGCCTCTGCCTGATCATGGCTGACACACGCCGCGAGTTGATTCTTGCTCGCATCGCAAGCAATCTGAGCAGCATCACTGGTGCAACGGTTTACCGCAGCCGTGTGGAGCCTTTGGCACGCGGAGAGGTGCCTGCCGTCATCGTCGAACCCGTCAACGATCAACCGATTGACACCAACTTCTACGACAAGTTGGACTGGACGATGCGGGTCAGGATCACCACCCTTGTTCGTGCTGCCATCCCTGACGACACATCAGACACCTACACACAGCAGGTGCATCAAAAATTGATGGCTGATCAAACCGTCAACGGTTATGCACTTGACTTGACACCTGACCGTACTGACTTCAGTCTTTATGAAGCTGATGTGCCTTTGGGTATCATTAGCCAAGACTTCCTTGTGCGGTATCGCACGAGCAGGACTTCACTAACCAGCGCCTAACATCATGGCTAAGATTGAAAGGGAAGTTCCCAATCCCGGAGTGGGCGGCAGCTATTTGTTTGACCCTAAGTCTGGGAAGCTTACACTGATCACAGAAACCGCCGCTCCTACCACCGATGGCACTGACTCGGAAGAAGTTTCTGATCGCGAAGATTGAGACAACCTATGGGACTGACCCTAGTCCTGTCGGCGGTTCTGACGCGGTTCAAGTTACCAACCTTGAAGTAACTCCGATTGAATCGGACAACGTTCAAGCGGCTTCTTATCAAGGCTTCCTTGGTAACAGCACCCGTGGCACTCTGGTTGCCAACAAGCGCGTCAGCGTGACCTTTGATGTTGAGCTGTCTGGTTCTGGCACTGCTGGCACCGCCCCTGCCTTCGGTCCGCTGCTGAAGTCCTGCGGCCTGAGCGAGACGATTGCTTCTTCCACCTCGGTGACCTACGCCCCGGTAAGCAGCAGCTTCAGTTCCGCCACGATCTACTGCTTCTACGACGGCACCCGCCACAAGATCACCGGCGCACGCGGCACTGTCAGCTTCAACCTGACTGCCGGTCAGTTTGCTGTTGCCAGCTTCCAGTTCATCGGCATCTACAACGCCCCTGACGGCACCGCCCTGTCTGGCTCCTTCACTGTTGCCAACCAGGCTGCTGCCATCGAGGTCAACGACACCAACGTGACCACGGCCACTTTCCACGGTGTGACCAGCTCTCGCATTGAGTCGTTCGACATGGCGCTCAACAACGAGCTGCTATACAAGGAGACCGCTAGCTCTCAGGAAGTGCTGATTACCAACCGCGCTCCTGGTGGTACGGCTGTGATCGAGGCTCCTGCTGTTGGCACCACTGACTTCTTTGCCAAGGCTGTTGCTTCTGCCACTGGTTCCACCAGCCTCGTGCTGGGCGCCACTGCTGGCAACATCGTCACGCTGAACGCAGCGCAGACGGATATCACCGGTTGTAGCTACGCTGATACTAACGGCGTAATCGCGCTGTCCATGCCGTACTTGGCTCTGCCCACCACGGCTGGCAACAACGAAGCTTCGCTGGTGTTCACCTGATCTCTGTTCATGGCCTTCGTCCTCAAGAAAACTGCCTCCTACAAGTGGGAAGTCAAAGTTGAGACTCCTGTTGACGGGAATCGCTTCGAGTCTCAAACGTTCGAGGCGGTTTTCAGGAAGATCAGTCGCTCGGCCTTCAATGCTCTTGTTGATAAGGGCGATGATGCTCTTGTTGATGGAATCCTTGAAGGCTGGGATGGCATTAATGATGAGGCTGGCAAACCAGTTGCTTTTACTGAAAAAAACAAAAAGGAATTGTGTGACGATCCCTACGTCATGAAGGCTTTGATTCAGGCATATGCCGATAGCGTCACTGGGGCGCAGGCAAAAAACTAAAAGCCGCCGCTGAGTACTGGGCGAAAGGCGGCGTTGTAGATGAACGTGAGGCCGACCTGAAGGCTCTTGGCGCAAGCGAGGAGCAGATCGCCGCTGCCCGTCTGCAGGCTGCACAACAGGATTGTGAGATCTGGGAGGAGAACTGGGAGGTTGTGTTGATGTTCATCCGCATGTCGACGCAATGGCACACGAGCATGGCTGGATTGACGGGACTGATCTACCCGAGTTTGGAATGGCTCTGTAAGCTGTATTCAGTCAAGGATCCTGTTGCCATCTTCGAAGGCGTGCAGGTGATGGAAATGGCTGCCCTGGCCGTTCTGAACGCAAAACGATGAGCCAAGTCACTGAGCTGCTACTAAGAATCAGGCAACAGGGTGATCAGCAGCTTGTAAAACTGCAAAACACCTTTAAATCGCTTGGCCAGCAAACTGCCGCAACAAACGTCAATTTTCGGGAGCTTGCTCAAGAATTAAAAAAAGTACAAGCCGGTTCTGCTCAAAGTATTAATAACCTGAAAGGTTACGCAAGTGCGTGGCGTGAAATTGCAAATAGCGTTGATATTACTTCCGATGAATTCAGGATTGCCAGGCAAGAAGCCAATGCTCTTGACTCTCAATTAAAGGCATTTCAAGGCGTACAGACAACAGTTGCTACAAACTTTAGAAATATTGCAACATCCGCAAATCAGGCTGCAGCAGCCATGCGGACGACTACCGGATTAATCCGTGATCCGTTAACTGGCGCATATAGAGGTATTGCAGGTGTAACCCAATATGGCGCACCGATTGGTCCGGCTGTGCCGCCCAATTATTCAAATCGCATTGCTCAACAACAACGTGAAGCAGATGCTCAGGCAGCACGGGATGCTCGTCGTCGAGCAATTATGGAGCAGCGTGCTGCTTATGCAGGGGAGGTATTAGGTACTCGTGATCCGCGTACTGGAGCATTGATTGCTGGTGGTACAGGGCAGTTTCGTGCTGTAGGTACTCAATACGCTCAACCGATTGGTCCTGCATTGCCTCCTGCCGCAAGAAGGCGATTGGGTCTTGGGCAAATTGCTGGAACCGCTGGAACGATTTCCGCTGCTGGCGTTTTTGGTGGCATTGAAGGTCTATTGGGCGCTGGCATTGGCGCTACATTTGGCGGTCCTTTAGGCGCCGCTACTGGTGGTGCCATTGGCGCACAAGTTGGGATGGCTAGGCAAGCGTTGGGCGGAGCTGCAACATATGCCGCTGAAATCGCCAAGCAACGCCAAGCTCTGCAACTTGTCACCAAAGACACAAACGAATATCGTCGCGCCCTGCAATTTATCGATAAAACAAGTCGTGATTTTGCAATTCCGCAAGAGATTCTTACTCGTCAATTCACGCAATTAACTGCTTCTGTAAAAGGTGCTGGCGGAAATGTTAGAGATGCAGAGACTGCTTTCAAGGGCATTGCATCCGGTATTCGCGGCACCGGTGGTTCACTTGAGCAACTTGATTCTGCGCTAACTGCAACGTCCCAAGTTTTCAGTAAAGGCAAGGTTTCAGCCGAAGAACTTCGTCAGCAAATTGGCGAACGTTTACCTGGTGCCTTTAGTTTGTTTGCTCAGTCAATGGGCAAAACGCCTCAAGAGTTAGACAAAGCTCTTGAAAATGGTCAAGTAAGTTTGCAAGATTTTCAAAAATTTGCGGAAAAACTTTTTGCAGAATACGGGGAAAATGCAAAAATTATTGCCGATGGTCCAGACGCTGCTGGCGACCGTCTTCGTACTTCTCTTTCTCGCTTGAATGAAAGCATTGGCAGTTTGCTTAAGCCAATTGGCGCAGCTTTTCAAAATACGTTTGCGGCTATTGTTGGCGCAATTGATGCGGCGGTTCGAAAGTTAAATGAATTTTTTGGTCTCGGCAGGGGCAGGCAAGGGCAAATTAATGACTTGCAAAAAATTCTCAATGTAACAGATCAAAGAATTCAAGCATTTGAAAAACTTGGAGGAAAAGGCGGCACTGGTCTTGGACCAATTGAAAAAGGTCAATATGACGTTTTAGTCAAACGTCGCACGGAAACTTTTGCACAAGTATCTGCTTTACGTGCTGCTGAAAAAGCAGCGGCAACCGGAACAGGTGAACCACCAAAGGGATTGCCTGGAATTCAACCAGAAGCCCAAACAGACAAGGCTGCGGAAAAAGCAGCAAAATTGCAAGCTCGCCTAGCTGAACAAAGAAATAATATTTATCGCAAAAGCGAACAATTTCTCAAAAAAATACGAGAAACGACTGAGGACGTTTCACTGGAAACTCGGCTACTTGGTGGTAGTGCTTTTGAAGCTTTTGAAAATAATTACACTAAAGCCGTTCGTTCAGCCAATAAAGAAACGGAACAACTGCTTAAGCAAATTTTTGATCTTGCCAAGGCGTATAAAGAAGCTGGTGGTGATTTAAATGTCACGCCTCTTGTCCAAGCAATTGATGATCTTAATGAGAGTCAAATGAACTTGGCAGCCGGTGATGCTGCACAAAAAATGAGTGATTACTGGCAAGGCTTGTCCGACACATTTATTGGTATTACAGATCAAACCTATGCAATGACTCGCGCTTTTGAATACAACAACAATGCCATTGCTGGTTTGGGCGATGGATTGCGTGGTTACGCCGACAACGTTGGCACCGTTAGGAACGCAATGGCTGAGCTTAGCCTGCGTGGCATCAAAGGCGTTGAGGATTCAATCACTTCACTGCTTGTCAATGGCACGTATAACTTCCGTGAATTTGCCGTTCAAATTCTGGAATACACCACCCGCATGATTATTCAGCAATTTGTGTTGAAAAGCATCATGAGCGCAATTGGCTTTGGTCCAGCCGCTGCATCTTCTCTTGGCTCACCCCTTGCCAATGTTTCTCAGTTCAATGCCAGCGGCGTTGGATTCAATCCTTTGGCATTCACTAGCGGTTTCGGATTTGCCATGGGCGGCGTTATGACCGGCAGCGGTCCGCTCAAGCTTCGCCGTTATGCAGGCGGTGGTATCGCCTCCAGCCCGCAGCTTGCAATGTTTGGCGAAGGAAGTCGCCCCGAAGCCTACGTGCCTCTGCCCGACGGTCGTACTATCCCGGTCACCATGAAGGGTGGCGGGGTCGGTAATGTTGTGGTGAATGTCGATGCCAATGGCAGCAA